AAAGGTCTTTCATTAGTATGCAGTGGCTCCAGCCAGAAGCGCTGTTCCGCCCAATCCTCCCAACATTCCCATCATGCTTCCTTGTTGCGCGTTGCGGGATGCGGCATTTTGAACAGCGCCCTGATATAGCATCTGTTGATAATTCTGTTGGTTGGCGCGATTTGCCTGAGACAGACTGAGAAGATCGCCAATGCCAGTGTTGGCAAAATCAGCAAAGCTGCTTCCTAATCCTTGTGCAGCACCCAAAAGACCAGCTTGATAGCGTCCCACTGCCTCCTGATTGGCGACTTCGGCTGCTTGTTTGCCAGCCATCAATGCGCCCGGGTCTAGGCCACCAGTAGGTGCTCCATACGTGTCGGCATAACTGCGCTGAGCAGCAATGTTCCCAAGTTCAAAATCTCGTCCAGCCTGAGTAGCCATGTCGAACAGGGCAGATCTTCCAATCGTGCTGTCGGGGTCAATTCCCGTAGCAGAAATTGCAGAAATCCCTTTTGTTTTGGCCCACTCTTCCATTTGCTTTTTCCAAGCATCTGATGAAGTCGCCTGCTGCAAACGCTTCGGAATGTCTTGGCGCATTTGCGCCGTTTCAGGACTTGTAAGCTGTTCGTATTTGCGAGATCTGGCAAGATTCGCCATGCCAAGTTCACCCGCCTCGCGAGAAACCTGATTCGGGTTAAACTCTTGCATCTGAGGCGTAATATTTGCTGCAAGTTTGAGCAAATTAGCCTGATTCTGAAGCGCCATCATTCCAACTTGGTTTTTCTGACCAAGAAGGGCTGCTTCCATGTCCATGTTTGGACGGCTAATGTAGTCGCCCGGGTTTACTGTTGCTGGTGATCCACCCATAATATTATTCCTTTGGTGCTGTGATCTCGTAGATCTCTCTGTTCATCGGAGTAAGTCCAATTTTGGTCATTACTTCGTTTGAAAAATTAGGTCTGCCGTCTTCTTTGGGAACTCCAATATAAGCAATTGTTCCAGACATTTGCACAAACGTGACAAAGTCATTTATTACGCGATATACGTCCCTTGGCCTTGTGTGTTTTGGATGGAATGCGGGATAAACTGTTGGGATGTAAACCCAATCGGAGTATCCAACCAAATTTCCATCTTTATAGTGTCCACAGACATTGATATTGGGGTGCTCTACAATTTTGTGATCGAACTCTTCGGCAAAGTCTACTGCTTCAAGGAACTCATTGGTTCCATGACGCAACATTTTGTAATTTATGCGTGTATTCATGTTATGCTCGGCCTACAAAGACCTCATTTTTGGTAGTATATCCAGCGAATTTTGCTGCCTGCTCCTGAATAACTTTCACCCTGTCAGTAAAGCCGCCACAAACAGCGCACGGAAGGCATTCTGGATCTTTATAAGCCGTAAACGGAATTGAGGAATACAGGGGAACCATTGATGTATCCGAAAAAGGACTGATAAACTTGCTAGGAAAGTCAGTCACTGGAACGGAAGCCTGTGAAATATTGGGCATATTAGCAGGGGTTCGATATTTTATACTGAACAGCAGCGGCATTGGCAGCTTGCTGAGCAAGAATGCCTGCCTGCTCTTCGGCATGAGAGTAGGAAATGAAGGAAAGATATGAGGCTGAGGCTGTAGCCGATATTGACGGGAATCCGACACAGGGAAGCGTGACCGTCTTGTATACCTTAGCAAAAAAGGTTTTATTCTCTCCAAGAGGCCCATCTTGAGGACTTGGAAGAATATCTATCTTTATAGAATCTCCCTCTTCTCCAACAACACAGGTCAGCATTTCGTTGTAATTCGGATCGCCAACAGACTTTTCGCTCCAAGGATCTTGAAAAACACGAACAATCTCAACCCCTAGCTCCCCGCACCATTCAATTAACATAGAAAATGCTTTATCTATGTCTGCCGTTAATGGGCTTTCGCAAGTCTCGTATGTGGCATTTCTAGCAGCGCTTTGAGTGACAAGTCTTCTGTATTGCGTGTTTAGGAAGCCAAGTTCATCAATTTCCGCCTCAAAAGGGGTGTTTTCATATTGGTGTCTTTCGCTAATTGCCAGTATGCGACGATCCAAGACATTTTGATATGATCCTTTGCTTCCCCTGAAGCTGGCTCGCACGTCCACGGTTCCTCCGATTTCTTTGCATTCAATCTCAGCATAGACAAATTGCTTCAAATCCATCCCGTCCCCAAGCTGAGCAGTCTCAATCTGGCTATAAATGCGGTTATAAAAGCGAGTCGTTGTCCCGTCCTGATTGATTCGGAGATAAGAGTCCGTCCGCTCAGGCATGAAAGACTCCCACAAGTGGTTATAGGAGCCATCATTGGTAGCTGCGTAGTCGAGAGAGAACTGAAAACAGCGCGGTTGCCCGTTCACAACGCCAGTAGTCCACTCAACGGGCCTAGTTCCCTCCCAAACGCCACACCAAGCAGGGTTCCTAGCCTGTCCCCACTCGGATGCAGCGGCATAGGGGACGGAGTAAAGCAAGTAGTTCTCAAAGGAAGTGGCACAAATCTGGCTTTGATTTCCTGCCATGTAGCGCTTGGTTCGCGCCATTTCCACGTCTTTGTACAAGACCTGAGAGGAAAGATAGCTGGCGGCAGCAACGTCAGCAGCCACCAATCCGCCCTGAGAATACCACCACATTTGACCAGCCTGAAACGCAATGCTTTTTCCTGCAACGCAACCAACGGTAGGATATAGCGTGTTTTGGAAGTTGGCTGTAGAAGCCCAAGCCGATCTATCAAGAATTCCTGAGGCTAGAGAGAATGTAGACCGATCCGTGAAGACAATCAGACGGGTATCGGTATTCTGACCGACATACGAGACAAGGCCAGTAACGGGACGAGAGAAACTGAAATCTCCTCGCCCTGCTCCAGACGTTCTTTCAAGCCAACTTGTCGGATCTCCAAGATCTGAGGCTAAAACCAAGTTGTTGTCGGCTATCCAAAGCCTGTTTCCAGAGAACGCCATCCAAGTTCCCACGGGAATCTTGTCGCTCTGAACGCCAGTGCGGTTAGATCCATCCCAATAAGCTGGTGAGGAAATGCCGTCTTGAATCATCACGATTCGATGTGACGGGGTTACCGTAGTGTCTCCACCCGTAGAAGTGGTTGCAGATCTTGTGGCAAGCGTGAAGATGCACCTATCCACGTCCTCATCCATTTTGACGCCAGCAAGCCTGTAGTCTTCCCAATTTTTGGGCTGCTCAAGTGGGAAAGGAGCGAAGTAGACGTTGCCGCTCACTGCAAAAATCATGTAGGTCAATTCATCGGCAGCAACGCCCCTTCCGTCCACGTCGAAGATCTGTCGCGGGATAGTGATTAGCTGTCCGTTAACAGTTTTCTTCTCAGCAGCTTGGGCTTGTTTGTTTGCCGCAAAGAAAACTCCGCCCTGTAAGTTGCCGGGCGGAAGCGAAAGTCGCATGGCATATCCGGGGCGGGTTTGTGCAATGCCACCGCGAACCGTGACATTAACTCCCCATTTAAGCTGATTTTCTGGAAGCGCCCATGCATTCCTGACGCTATTGACGCCCTGAACCCAACCAGCAGTGCTTTTGACAAGCCTGCCTGCGTTGATTTGCTCGGATTTCATCGCATAATCACGTCAGAGCCATCCCCGTAAACGATGTTATTGATCTGAGGAGTAGCCATCGCGTGTCCGTCAATGCTTTCCTGTTGGTTCTTCAGGTATGCTATCGCAATCGTCCAATATCGCTGCGCCTGATCAGCAAAGTCTTTGTCTTCCAAGTCAACAGCGTGAAGCGCTGTTAGGATAGCTCGCTCGTTTTCCATCGGAATGAAGTCATACACTGACTCAATCGTCGGATTCTTCATGCGGTAGATGATCCTCGCCCATGCACAGGGCTGACCTAGGCGAATCCGCCTATACTGAGGGTTCGTGTCGGCTGGATGATACTGTCCAATGAGCGTCATGTCATTTGTCCGCCCGTAGTCATACGCATAAAGCGACACGAACCCGTCAGTTTTTGGCTTTTCAACCTGTTGGATGCTCTTGACGAGTGTCGGCGGCTGGATCGAATCCACAATAAACGTGCTGTTGGCAGTATTGCCTGCAGTTTGGTATGAGATCCTACCAACCGTTGATGCCAAATTCCTCGCCTGAGCCTCGGTTTGATATAGTTCATACTCGTCAGAATCCAACTTCCTGACGTAGTAGTTCGTCCCCGCAACCAGAGGACTTGGAAGAGAGTCCCCGTCTCTCGGACGCACCGTAACGGCTTGTCCTGTCGAGTAAAGCGATGCCGTTTCTACGATGCTCGTAGAAGGAACCGCTGTTACCGTCCTGTCCAAGTCGAGGCTGAGTTGCCCCGTACCGGGAGTAGTGATCGTTACCAAGACGTTGTTGGAATACACCTTGATATCGTCACCAAAAATTTTGATTGTGTAATCTGTTGCCGCAACAAGAGGAGACGGAAGCGTTCCAGATGTTGAGAACCTCACGATTTCATCATCTTGCAAAAATTGAATACTGTCAGGATTGATGCGATTTTGATATGGCAACGGAGATGCAGAAACACGTAGCGCATAGTAAGCCTGACCAGTTCCGAATGCCGTGACATTGATAAGACCAGCAGTTCCGCCAGCATTGGCGTTCCCAAGACTGTTATAAATACGAGCAGTTGCGTTTCCTGCGTCCACATTTAGGAAAAATTGCGTTGTTCCCTTGTCGATTGCGGGAGTCGTGCTCGGAAGATTGTAGTCAGAGGCAAAATAGATGCCCTGACCAGTTGCAAGACCATCATAGTCTCCAACCCATCTGTTGGTAAATCCAACAGCAAATGCTCGCGAAATAAGTACGTAGAATTGCCCTGTTCCTACGCTCGTAATGTTTACGGGGCTATAATCGACGTTTGTGATCGTGAAGCTGGACGAAGAAAACGGTTGCTCCGCTCGGTATGAAGCGCCCTGAGTAATTGGGCTTGGGAATGTTCCCGTTGTGGTAAACGATACAAATACACCTGTTGATGGGGTAAACGTGATCGTCGGACTTCCTGTGTATCCTGTTCCCTTTGTAACTACGTTAACCCTTACAAGCTGACCTCCAGAAACAGTAGCTGTCGCAGTGGCTCCAGTGCCGCCGCCGCCACTAATGGTAACCGCTGGCGCTTGTGTGTATCCCGATCCCCCGTTGGTAACTTCAATATAGTCCAAAAATGAAGTGGTAATCGTGCAAGTTCCTGTGGCTCCATTGCCGCCGCCGCCCGTGAATGTAAGTCTAGGAGCAATCACATAGCCTTCACCCGGGCTATTGATAATCAGGCCATTCACAACATTGGAAGTGTTGTTAATTGTGGCGGAAATAATTCCTCCAGAGCCAACAGCTTGTAGCGTGATTCCAGTGATCCCGCCGTTGATATCTAAGCCGTTAATTGTTGCCTTAGCGCCTTTTCCTGCTTTTGCAATGCTAAGGTCTGTTATTGTAACAGTGGCATTCGGTTGATATCCGCTACCAGCACTAACCACGCCAATTGACGCAACACGTCCAGCCGTTACGGTGATATTGAATGTAGCCTGCGTTGTGAATGTGCTGTCGATTTCAATCCCCACTTGGTTTTGAACGTATCCAGCGCCTCCAGTATCGTCCAAGGTAACGGTAGGGGCAGACGTGTAAGCAGATCCACCCGCGCCCAAGGCGACATTTGTGATAATTCCTGAAGGAACGCCTTTTGCTTGAGCGCCAGACCCTGATGGATTCGGAAGATTCAAACCCTCGGCAAGAATGTTGCTTTGCGTTCCAATTGCAACCGTTGCAGGAATCAGCTTAACAAGTGAGTTGGTTCCGCTTCCTGAAGTGATCAGGTTGATCGGATTAGTGTCATTCAACGCATCAGAAGATGTCGGATGAATCGTTACAGTGGTCGAGTTGACTGCCCTAACGTAATAGTTTGTGCCAGCCACAAGAGGTTGAGGAAGAATTCCTCCGTTGGTAGTGGCCTGAACTGCATCTCCTGTAGTAAATCCGTGAGGAACCGCAAAAGTCATCTTTGTTTGCGGAGAGATAGGTTTTTGAAGATCGACGTTAATGGCGGATATAGATCCCGTTGTATAGACGGGATTAGTGTTGTTCGTTGCGTCCGCGATAGAGTCGAAAATCTGAAGATTTGTAGCGTCAATAAGGTTTGCAAAGTAGGTCACCTTAGATTTTAGCGGAGACGGCAAGATGTTGCCGGGGAAGTTGATCGGATTAGCAGTATCAAGAGCTATTGCGGGAGTCGCCGCCAACGAAAGTGCCGTGACCACGCGACTTGGTTTTTTGTCTAACAGCCTAAGTGAGGAAACCCCCACAATGCTCTGAAGGTTGATCGGGTAGTTGCCAGCCTGAGCGTTCAACGGATCTTCATACAGTTGAAGAAGCGTAGGGTTGACTACACCCACGTAATAAATTCTTCCATTTACAAGAGGGGGAGGAACCGCTCCGCCAATTGGCGAGATAACCACTGACTGTCCTGAGTCAAGGGTATGAGGAGTAGCCGTCTGGAACAATCCAAGCGGACTAATCGCTGCATCTCGCGTCCTAACGGTAACGTCAGGAGGCTGAATGGTTCCTAGGGGGAAATCTTCAGGGCTGTAAATTGGCACATATAGACCATCAACGCCCTCCCCATTAGGAGTCTGGCTTCTGAGCGTAGCGTTCCACTGGTTTGTCCCCAAAACGCGCAATTGCTTTCCTGCATCATTCGACACTTCAGCAATAGCGACAAGCTGAGACGGCTGGATGATGTCCATCATCGTCGCGGTAAACCCGCGATCATCCCAAGCCCAAGGGACGGCGCTATAAACCCCGCCCTTGTTTACGTGATATTGGAAAAGCCTGTTGCGGAAATAAAGCGGACTGCCATCGGTATTGACCGCCAAGGGGACTTCAATGCCCCTAGGAAGGGTTACCGTGCAGCGATCCCATCCCGTACAGATATCGACTTCTGCCGTGGAATGAGTCCAGTGACCAGACTCCATGAGAGTCTGGATCGACTGAGTCAGTTTGCGAAAAACCTTGGTCTTATCAGTCGTTCCAAGGATTTCTGCTGCCTCGTCAAAGATTTGCGAGACAAACATAGGCGCTACATCGCTCCTCGCTGGCTCAGTTCGGCTGCAAAGGCTTCCAGATCGGCATCAGAAGGCGCTCCAGCAGGCATAGGAGGCATCTCTCCAGCCATTTCAGGGGCCATCGGGCCTGCTCCGCCAGAGGCCGCTTCGACCTCCAGAGCAAGCGCATCCAGAGCCTGAGCAAGTTGAATAACGATGTTATGGATCTCCATGAAAGCGCCTTTGGGAATGGTCACCATGACAGATCCAGCGTCAGCGGGTGCGGACGGCATGGGCGGCATAGCGGCTTCAGGAGCCATAGGCGGCATGGGAGCCGATTTCGGGGTGTTTGG